AGTATTAATAGAATTAACTGTAGAAATTGTATTGGTAAGAGGAAATGCAGAACTTATTCTTATCCCATAATTTGATACCCCTGTAAAAGCACCATTAGTAAACGTAGGGTTAATATCTAATCCTACTAATACATCACCATTAGCTGATGCTGTTAAGGTAGGAGTAAGGTTAGTTCCTCTTGCTATTGCTGATGCAGCAGTAACACTATTATTAACTAATAGTTGAGCAGTAGGAGAATAAGTAAAGGTAGCATCACTTGTAATAGAGTTTGTTCCGTTGAAGTAGGCAATCTGAGAAGCTGAACCTGTCCCTGTTACTTGATTGGTAGGGGTTGTACCTGAGGTACCCGATGAACCACTCGTTCCGCTAACCCCACTAGAACCACTAACGCCAGAAGTTCCTGACGTACCCGTTGTTCCAGATGTTCCGCTCGTAGCACTCGTTCCCGATGTACCCGTAGTACCTGAAGACCCACTTGTACCCGTAGTACCACTTGTTCCCGATACCCCCGAACTACCACTTAAGCCACTTGTTCCAGAGGTAGCTGATGTACCTGAGCTTCCTGATGTACCGCTACTTCCGCTATTACCACTAGTACCTGAAGTACCTGAAGGGGCATTTAAAGAAGTAGTTATATAAGAGTAGTTAGAAGTACCTTCTGTATAAAAAGTAAAAGGTACATTACCTGCCTTTGAATTCGTATAATATAAAACAGTATATAATCTATCCGTTGAATTCATTGCAGTACTTGGTACAAATGAATCAAAGTAATAAGAAACAACACCTGTATTATTTTGTAAATTTATAATACCTGAGGTAGCAATCAAGGTTGATGCACCACCTGTTGTATATTTGAATATTTGTGCGTATATAGAAAGGTTTGCGGCATTTGCTGAACTACATAATATATTCATTTGCCATGCCCAAATACCCCCTGGTAAGGTAGTTAAATTGGGCACCCCACTATTAGTAGCAAAGGTAGCCCAAACAATATTTGAGGTGTTACCACTAGCAGTAATTGCCACTGTCTGTTCAGCTCCACCCGTAGGGCTTGTATCCATTTGTTTATAGGTAGGAGTACCAAAAGCTGAACTTGTATTTACCGATTGATTTAAGAAATATATCTGCCCACCACTAATACCATTCAATCCACTCGTTCCACTTGTGCCCGATGTTCCCGTTGTACCACTCGTACCCGTAGTACCGCTAGTACCACTTGTTGAACTAGAACCTGAACTACCTGATGAACCACTAGAACCACTAGTGCCGCTAGTACCCGTAGTGCCTGAAGTACCGCTTGTCGCACTTGTTCCACTAGTCCCTGTCGTTCCTGAAGAACCACTTGTTCCTGAAGAACCTGAGGTCCCGTTTGTACCTGGCTTACCATTTAGATTTACACTCCATGTAGAGTAAGTACCACCACCTATCAATAAGTTAGCAATACCAAAAACCAACAATCCCGTACTAGAGTTATAACTAGTAACATCACTTAGCTGATAATTTGTGTTATCGTGAGAGATTATAATTGACTGCCCAGGAGTATAAGAAAGGTTTGTAGCAACCGTTAAAGAACCATTTGTTCCTAAAGTAAAACTAGTACTTGACAAAGAGAAATACTTATCCCCAGTTAAGCCTGAAGTTCCTGAGGTGCCCGTAGTTCCACTTGTACCTGCTGTAGCTGATGTTCCGCTACTACCTGAACTACCACTCGTTCCCGTTGTACCTGAGGTTCCTGTGGTCCCTGACGTACCCGATGTACCTGTAGTACCTGAAGAACCCGCTGTACCAGAGGTAGGAGTATAGTAAGAAACATAGTTATATATTTCTACAATATCTCCCGCTAAAACGCCATTATTTAAAACAACAGTTGTATTTGTTGGTCTTGTAAAATCATTCTTGCTTAACTTAACACCATTTACATAAATATCTATAAGGTCTGGGTTATATCCATAGGTAGAGGTAAAGTTAGTTTGACCTGCAGTTGCCGTAAAGGTATCTACATATCTAGCTGATGTACCTGCAACCCCTGAGGTGCCAGAGGTACCACTCGTTCCTGAGGTTCCTGTAGTTCCTGAGGTAATACCACTAGTAGCAGTAACAACCCCATTATTAGCCACAAGAACGCCATTCTCATTTCTTATCTTGACCTCACCAGTAAAGTAACCTTGACTCATACTATTCTAAATTTATTGCTATAAACTCACCAGCTGATAACACCCTTGCAAATGTTAAAGTTCCTGTAGAACTTGTCCATAATACATTGTCACCAGTTGGGGTTCCTGAAGTTAAAATATTTTGTACATCTATACCACCCCTTGTTACATCTAAGCAAGCCCTTCCAATACCTGCAGAGAAAACAACCGATGTCTCCCCACCCGTAGCAGTGTAGGTTAATCTTATAACCGTAGCTGATACATAAGTCGTAGTTGAAGGCTGACCAGCAATAATACCATTACTATTACCTGAAATCTCAATAGCCCTTGCTCTCCACTTACCCGTTAAGGTATTAAGGTAGTTAACAACCAAATCATAAGAACTTGTACCCAAGGAATATGGTTGGAAGAATCTAACAGTCTCGGTAAACACCTCAATCATATCCAACTCCATTGTCTCATCTACCCAATTATAATATTTCTCTTGGGCAAAATCGCCACCACCTAAATATAATGATATATCAGAATATTGTAATATCGCTGTAACCTGACTATTTGTATACATTAAAATCTGATATTAGATGTTAAAATAATGTTGTTAGCCCTATCAAGAGCTGCCTGTGAAGCAAATTGGTCACTATAACTACCAGCATTAACTGCTATATTCTTTTCTCTATTTAAAACTAAAAGGTTCTTTGTAAAGACCACATCATTCTGTCTAGCAGGATTCTGTGCCAATATCTGACAGGCTGTATAGATTTGATTATTAGTAAACCCTACCATGGTTACAATACTCTCTTTTAAATAGGTACTTCCTTGTTGAGGATTGGTAGAGGTTAAAACTAAATCAATTCTTAAGCATAAGTCATTTGTAAAACCCGTGATAGTAATAGAGTCACTAGGATAGCTAGCAAAGCTGAAGTCTATATAATCAGTAGTACTATTAGAAGGATATTTAACTGTTGTGCCATCTATCTTATAAAGGTATAACTTTCTTGAACTAAAGGTACCCTTACCCTCTGAGGTATAAACAGAGGTATCATTAATTGTTAAGGATGTACCTGCTACACTTTGGCTGACAGTAAAATTCGCTGTAAACGACATAGGAATATTTTACACAAATATACTAAATTAATTGGTTAGGTGCATATCAGGTTTTATATCCAAGCAAAAGTTAGTTGCTGAATTTTCCTTAGCTTTATTTACAACTTGCTAATTCATAGCTCTACAATACATCCCTATATCATGGGGACTAACGGAGTTTTTAAAACTTTGCTTGTCGGCAGTTGTCAACCTGTAAGACATTGCTACCACTTTTACCATTAGCCATATTTTCATGGTGTCAAAAGTTTCCCTATATTTCTATAGGATGCGAAAAGCACCATGCTTTAGTACCTAGAACAGCAAACTTTCATTTAGAAGGCAGTTGTGCCTTAATAGGGAAAAACGTGTTAAAACCTAACCGATGGCAAATAAAAAACCCACCAAATGAGAGTTGATGGGTTGATTAAAACGCTTCCATTGGAAGCAGAACAATAATACTGAGACTATTGCGGGGATTATTCAACCCGATAACGTACTCTCATTACCTTATCGGATTTGCAATGTAAAATTAGTAATTATTTTGAAACTACCAAAATTATCTTCTAGCAGTTTTAGGTGCTCTAAATACATCTCTTTCTTTAGACTCTCCTGCTCTTATAATATCTTGCTCTGATAAACCTATTGCAGATAATCCATGTCCTAATGCCATGAAAGTAGAAAAGGCTCTTTCATTCATATTCAAATACTTATCAGTAGGAGTATCAAATGTAACTGTTCCTTTTCTTTTTGTAATAGGACTCGCCTTGCCTTGCTTCGTAAATTCATATTCCCCCTCTCCTACACCTTTATATGCAGCTCTTGCCTCTTCTTCTACTTGATATGCGTTTCTTACAGCAATACCATAAGCACCCATATTAGTAGACCATTTTAAAACACCATTGTCTGTTGGTGGTGTATACTGAGGAGTAAATAATGGCTCTTTTTTAAGCCAAGTGTAATAATCTTCTCCTGATTCTTTTTTAGACTTTTCTGAAAGCTGATAAGCTAAACGATTAAGACCATCCATACCTACTTGTTCAGCCTCTCCACCAAATCCAGAGAATATAATCTCCCTAGCAATACCTGTATAGAATTTTTGGAATTGCTTGGCAGTATACTCATATACATTATCCTTTTCAGGGTCTAATCCAAATAATTTACCTAATCCTACTCTAATACCATATCTTTCTACCCCAGCTATAATAAATGCATTAGCCGCTTGGAATGCAACGGTTTCCCCTATTGTACTAGCCAAATCAACAGATGCATATTTCTTTTGAGTGCTATTACCATTCTTTATTTGATAAATATCCTCAATCATTCTTGATTTAGTATTAGAAGCAAAGTTGTTAAATGGCATTACAATAGACTTAGCAAGCTCTGTCATTGTATCTCCATTATCATTTCTTTTAAACTTAGATTGTTGTATCTTGTTACTTACACCTTGGGTAGCATCTACCTGTTGTTCAGCATAAGACATTGCCAATCTTCTTGTCTCATCCATTCTTAAATGCTCTGTAGGTAAATCTTTTGCAGTAACCTTAACACCAGCCTCATTCATATATTTTAAATAATATGATAAGAATGATATTTCAGCTGACCTAACGTCCCCCTTAACAAGAGGCTTCATTGATATGTCTCTTAATGCACCTGTTCCTTTGTATACATCATCTACTAATTTGCCGGCACCTCTTTTTAATTTGTTATACCCAGTGGTTTCAGCTGATTCCGTGGTACCTAAAAATCCCATCTCTTGCTCTCTATATCCTATGGTAGATTCTTTTATTAGTTGGATATTATCTAATTTCTTAAGTCCTAACGCCTCTTTACCATAACTACCCATTACATCTCTAAAATATTTACCCGCCTGACCCCATGTATTAAATAACACGGCTCTTTGAGAGAAATATTGAGACCATCTAGCTAATGCTTGAGGAGCACCTATATTCTTTAATGTTCTTAATGTTTTTATAAAATATAAATTACCAAGACCATCACTATTAATCTTACCTTTTTTAGCTATTGCATATTGGGTATCATACATTCTTGTAAATGAATCAGCATTTTTAACACCACCAAATATATCATTCCACCCATTTACTTTTGTCATTTTTGAGTGAATCTTCTTGGCATCCCATGAGCCCATCTCAAACATAATATCTTGGAAAGATTTAGCTGACTTATACATAAATCTATAGTCAACTGATTTGTTATCAGGTAGCTGACCATTCTCAAGTTGTATCTCTTTGTTTCTACCCGTTTCTATTGGGTTGATTGAATTTTTATAGTAATTGTATTCTTCTGGAGACATTGCTTCCATAGCCTTTTCTGATACCATTTTATATACCTTTGGGCTATAGTATCTTCTTGAACTAAAATCTCCTTGCTTACCTTGAGATGCTAAAGAGAACTGAGCATATTGGTCTCTAATTTTTGAGAACTCATTTGCCATCCATTCTGCTGCCTTATGAACATCTGGCTCATTCTTTTTAAAGTTATCTATAAAATCATTATAGTCTTTGTAATTCTTAACATGGTCATCATAAAACTTAGATAATATGTTTGCCATTTCAATATCATCCTGTTTCTTACTCTTAGAGTATCTTTCTATAGAGTTTTCTAGCTGACCCTTAGCATGTAAGAAATCTTCATTCTCAAATCCAGTTCTTACATTCAATAAGTCTGAGTAAGCGCCTGTAAATATATCATGCTCAGCATCATTATCTATCTTATTCTTTTTTAAGAATTTTTCATAATCCTCTCTTAGCTTAATTGTGGCATCATCAGCTTTTGATTTAGCCAATACCATATCTCTATATCCAGTATATTCTCTCAATGCTGATATTGCTTTTGGGTCTCCCAATAAAGCCTTTAATAATATTGGAGTATCTTCTAAGGCTTCTCTAATCTTGCCTATATCTGTTTTATACAATCCTTTTGTAGCCTCTGCTAACTTACCTATCCCATCATAAGCCTTAACAATACTAGCTACATCATTAATATTAGCAACAGTATTATTTGTAATAGAGTTATCCATTACCCTTGTTAAATAAGATAGGTCTTTTAAATCTGTAACATTTGATAAATCAGCATTAGCTAACATATCAAAATTTCCTGTAATATCTTTACCAAAATAAGACAATAGTTTATTTCTATTCTCATCTATCCAATCAGTTAAACTCATTTGAGAATACTTAGCTGTATTGTATAAATGTTCTTTTAATCTGTCTTTTTCTTCTTGTTTTAATTTTTGCTCAAAGGCATCCTTGTCTTGAGACATCATATACTCATTCATCAAGTCAGCCTCCTCCTTAGTCAATCCTAACCCTTCTACCCCAAATCTTTCTTCTGTCTCTTTTATTATATCATCATTAACAGCCTGTTCTAATCTATTTAAGGTTGTTTCTGATACCTCTCTTTCAAATGGTTTGTAGTTTTCACTACCAGCAGTTTTAGTGCTGTTAATATAATCTTGTGCTAATTTGTTATATTCTTTTAGCTGATCTGGAGAAAGTCTTTCAAAGTCAAGAGACTTCATTCTATTTACAAATCCTGCTGAATCAGCAAGAGATAATTTCATATCCCCTTTAACTTTGTTTGCTATAGATAGGTCAGCCTCATAATCTTTATTTGCTATTACCTTTTCAAAATATTTAACAAATTTATTATATGAGTTTTCACTTACTCCAATAGCATTAGCTCTTCTAGCAACAGCGTCAACCTGCCTATCAGATAATCTTGCCCTTAACTTATCGTTTGATTTTAAATACTCTGTTAGTTTATTAGCAAATTGTTTTTTAGCCTCTTTATAAGCTTGTTTCTCAGCCTTTCTTTGCTCTTTTAATTGCTTAACCTTTGCCTCTCCTTCTAGTACCGCTGCTTTTGTTTTTTGTTTACCTTCTGCAATACCCATTCTGTATCCTACATCCTCTGGCTTTCTCTTAACAATCTTATTAAATAAATCTTTAATTTGTTGTTTAATAGGTTTTATTTCTTGAAAGAAAACACTTTTATCTATAATACTAGATGCCTCTTCCATTGTAGGCATATCGCCTTTTGAAAAAAATGAAAAGTCAGCAAGACCCTTTGCAGTGTCTTCACTAACATTATATTTAGCCTGTATATCTTTTACAAGCTGATTATATCCACTTGATTCTGCTAATGGACCTTGTTTTGGAGGGCATATAGACATATTACTTCTTCTTTTTTGCAGCTGATATTGCTATAGCCACTATTTGTTTTTGACTTCTTTTTTTAGTCCCATGATGAGCTAACTCATGGATATTAGCACTTACTGCTTTACTTACAGCTTTCTTGCTTGCTGATTTTGCTTTTTTTAATGGCATATTATTTCTTTTTGCTTATTTTAACCATAGTTTCAAATGCCTCAATAGCCTCATCAGCTCCATCTGTCTTAATGTTTAAATCATAGCCCTCAATTAATTTAGCCATCTTCTCAATCTTTTTCTTACACTCTTCGTGGCTTTTACCTACAGCAACCAAACTTCCTATTGTAGAAGACTCTCCTAAACGTAATACATGGTATGTGCCATCAATCTTAATAGGGTCAATCAACTTAACCCATTGACGAATCTCTGGAGGGAAGTAAACTGTTTGGTGACCACCACTAGCCCAGCCTGAGCTGATTAATATTTCCATTCCATAAGGGTTATCTGTCTCTGGCTCTACTAATATTCCATTAGCACCATACCAAATAATATCTCCTAGATTTTTATATATTTCTTGATATAACGCATTAGGAGGTAAACCTAAACGCATACAAGGGTCAATAAAATAATGCTTACCATCCTTAGTAGTTCTTACCTCAGTAGAGAAGAATCCATTGTGGTCATATTTCTTTAATAATATCTCAAATTTATCATTTACAGACTTATTACCGACACTTAATTCTTCTTTAGATATAAGCTTACCTGCGTAAGATACGTCCTTAATTTCGCATCCTGTAAACATTTTATTGGGTATTACACCATCAATAGCGTAAGCATCTATACCCTCTTCTACCACAGCATCAATAGAATCAACAACCACGAACTCACAAATAGTCTTTAATGGCCCAAGTGTTGACTCAAGGTTATCCAATAAAGGCTCGGATAGCTTGTAATTAATATGATGAAATGTTTCAAATGTCTTTCTATATTTAGAAATTTTAACATATTTGTCTTTGTTCTTTTTTAAATGCTCTCTTAAGGCAGGCAATCCAACTACACGAACTGTAGGAGCAACATCCATTCCTATCTTCTTCATTTCCATTGCAGTCTCGTATCTATTCAACTCAAGACACTCAGCCTTACCTGAACCAAAACAAGGTATACCAGAAGCCTCTAATAACTCTAATAAATCTCCATCGTAAATATCTGGGGTAAAGAAACAATCAACCTTATCCATTACCTCAAAAAGGTTTTCAACCCTTTCAATATTCTTACCATCAAATGTATTTAGCTTCTTCCCATTCTTCCACTCAGTACCTATTACAGCCTCAGCCATACCAGGGTAGGCATTTTTCCATTCTGTATAATAATATACCTTTTTAAAATGGTCAGCAAGTTTTAAACAGAACTCAAAAAAAAGTCCGTTATCTACACACAATATTACCTTGTCTTTTGCCTTTCCTAAGTTTAATTTTTCCATGGTCTAAAGTTACTATTTTTTCTTTTTAAAGCCTTGTTTTAATCTATCCGCAAGCCTTCCTACGAAGGTATTGTTCCTCGGTTTCTCCTGTGAGTTTAACGACTTCATCTGATTCATATTCTGCTCTGAACTTGGCTTCATCTGCTCTTCTTGCTTTGTCAAGCTCTCTGTATTTTGAAAGTTCATCGTCTGTTGCTTTTGATAAGAACTCAGGTTCTGATGGAACTTCTGTTGTAACTCCTGTGGCAGCTTCTCCACTAGGCTTAGTATCTCCTCCTTGCTTTTCATATTCTGTATTTTTTATTGCGTCTTCGTATGCTTTATTATGATTTCTTATTTCTATTGCTTTTTGAAATTCTTCAGGTTTAATATCTTGCACCTTTTTATACTTCGTTCCTAACGCCTCATTAACTGCATTAATAGCATGAGTTGAATTATCAAATCCCATTTGCTTTGCTTTTTTGTTGGCATCCATTTTAGCAAGGTCTTCTTCAGTATACTTAGGAACTTCTTTGCTGATTGTTTGATATGCCTCATCAAATTGAGCTTGAGGAACTTCTCCTACCTGATCTGCACGAAGTCTAATAGCAAAATCTAATCCTTTTTGTGGGTCAGCAAAATCTATCTTAACAGTCTTATTTTCTGTCATTCCACCTTCAGTTTTATTAAGCTGACTTAAATCAAGCGTAATAGATTTAACCGTACCATCTTCATTAAATTCAATAGGAGAGGATGAGAAATCAACAGTAGGTAAAGATATACCTCTATCAGTCATAGCTTTCTCTCCTATGGTTGCTATTTTATTGCCATTCTCATCATGAAGATAATATATACCATTCTCTGATTTTAAAACACCACTTATTGATTTGCCGTTGGCATCTGTGATGATTGTTTTGTCTCCTGAGAAGTTTTCAAGTTCGTTTGTGACTTTTGGGCCGCCAGTTGCTCTAGGAGTTTTAGTTGGGACTCTTTCGGTAACTGTGCTAGTTTCAGTCTTTGTTGCAAATTCATATCCTTCTATTTTATGTATTAATGGTTCAATTAAATTAGCAAAAGACTCATTATCTCCATGCTTATCTAATAATTCGTATAAATGGTCAGCCGCCTTAGACAATTCATTTTCATTAATGTTTTCAGCATTGTTTATTTTATTAACAACATTTGAAACATCTTGTCTTGCTTGGTCACCAATTATAAATGGTTCAGCAGCAGTATAATCTTGTTTAATATCATCTATTGGTTGTTCCTTACCATTATGTATATCTTGTATTTGCTGATTGATACCATCTTTTCTGTCTTGTAATATTTGCAAATTCTCTAATTCAGCACCCTTAAATGCCTCATCCATATTTGCAATTTGTTGTTTCTTAGTTTCAATATCAGCATTAATCTCATTTCTATTTTTAATTAATGGAATTATTTTTAGCTGATTTGCCTCACTAAGATTGCTAGGTATTGTTTTTTTAATATTAATATAATCATTTACAGACTTAGTAACCATTTGTTTTTCTTGGTCAGTAAACTTATATTCATCCATTGCATTATTAACATCCTTCATTACAACCGCTAATTGCTCTGGTGTTCTAGCTCCAACAACCTGATTTAATATTTGATTATCAGTCTTTTGCATAAATACATGGAATGGAGTTAATGCGCTACCCATAACAGAACCTTGTGTAAATGCATTTGCAATATTCCATAATCTATTTTCGTGCAATTCCTTTTCGTCAAAAACCTCTTTATTTTGAATTAAATTAGTCACTTGTTTAAACACATCCTTAGCACCTTCTGTTCCTGCTCCCATTATACCACCAACAGCAGCACCAGATAACATTGGTATGCCATATCTTTTTACAACGGAACTCTTCATTACATCCCTAGTCTTTTGATTAACTAGGTCTTCTATTACCTTTGCTGTTAATGGAGCTTCACTCTTCTCAACATCTAACATTACATCAGCAAATACCTTTGATTGTATTCCTTTTAAAACTTTAGGAGCCCCCTTAAATATTTTATCAAATCCTATTTCTTGCATGGCACCAACAATAGCTCCTGTTGTAAAACCATAGAAATCTCTTGCTGTAGCATCTGGTTTAATACCTCTACTTTCTGCTGTCTTATCATATTCATCAAAAGCATCATTCATTGCTTGTAAAGCAAATGTAATACCCTTGCCACCTGTAAGTGCATTTAATCCAAGGTCTGATAAAAGACCAACAGTACCTATTCCTAAACCCTCAAAATCAGAAATGCCAAGTCCATCTTTTAAATCAAACTTCATTTCGTTTTGACTCTTTTGAGATACATCAAACTTAGCCTTACCATAGAACTCTTTACCCATGTCGGATTTAATATCCTTAGCCATTTGTATTCTTTGTTCTTTGGTAAACTCTGGTTGTTTAAAATCTCCTCCTAATCCTGGAGCACCTACACCTGCTGAAAAAGTTCCTTTGGTAGCTAACTCTGCCATACTACCACCAAGTCTTTCTGCTGAATTTATTACAGCATTCCATAATGATTTACCAAATGCATAATTAGTTTCTCTATCCTCAGCTATTGCTTGATGCATAGGAGTAGTAGGCATTGCCTTCATCTCCTCATATGTAGATAATAGTCCTTTTTCTTTTAATGGTTTTAAACCTATTGGTTTAGGTTCTTGTTGTGGCTTCTTAGAATCTTGTTGTCCAAAAAACTCTGGAAACTTATTATTAAATTCTGATGTAGACTTGTACTTACCAGATTCCATTGTAGCAGCATAATCTTTTGCTGCCTGTAATTTCTTTGAATCATTACCAAACTCAGGAAACTTTTGCAATAAATCTTTGTCAGACAAATTAGGCTTTGCTAATATTGTAGCATGAAAATCTAATAAAGATTGTTGTATATTGTTATTTTGATCTGGCATATTTATTATCTTACATTACCACCATAACTTGTTGATGCTCTAGGAGTTGTTCTTGTAGCAGGTGCTGATGGAACATTGTCTTCTTCAATATTACTAAACAATCCAGCTTCCTGCTTTTTAGTTGCAATATGTTTCTTTGTTTCTCTTGTTAAAAAGTTTCTACCAGATTGAGTAGATGGGTCAGCAAAAACATAAGCAACACTCTTATCTGATTTTAAAACAGGAAATACAACTACTCTTCCATTTTTAAATGATTCTGCATTAACATCTAAACCACGGAAAGCATTATTTTCATTTGCCTTTTTCATTGCATCTGCAATATCTTGAGCAGAATAATTACCATCAACTAATCCTAAATCTTTTTTATAATCATCAAGATAACCATAAACATCAGGTTCAGATTCTACTGATGATTTTTTGGATGTTATAAATTTCATATCTCCTGGCATAAAACCACTTTGATTATAAACATTTATAATATCTTTTTTATATCTAGTAGTATTAGGTTGCTCTTGTTCTGATTGAGATAATCCTGCAAATAATTTATTAATATCTGTTTTCTGTAAAGCTAATGCACCAGGATGAGTGTCATAATAGTATTGCTCTCTTTCTGATAAATTCAAATTCTTAGCCCATATTTTTTCAGACATTGGGTCAATACTTTTATTCATACCTTGATTGTATGTAACGGTCTCATACTTCTTAATATAATTTTCCATTGCAGCCATTGTAGCAGCAGCATTGGCTTTATTATTACTAATAGTATTCAACAATGAATTCTCATCTTTAAAGTATAAATTTGAATCTAGATTTTTATCTAATCCCAATCCTCTTATATCATGCTTTGTTGGGTCTGATTGTATTTTTAATATATCATTAAATCTTGATATAATTTGTTTACCATAATCATTTACCTTGCCATCTTCGCTAAGAAAATTACCAAGGAATTTATTTGCAGCAGCCCCTCTGTAATTTGGATTTTGATTCCCAAAAACCTTATGACTTCCTTCCCATAATAAATCATATCTAGGAATGTCTTTATACTCATCTTGTCTTCCTACCCAACCTTTAACCTTTACTATAGGTTTAAATTCTTTTACAACACCATCTTTTGCAACCTTGTCTATTTCAGCTACAATCTTTTTATCATAGTTTGGGATAGGGTTTATATATAAAGAAGGGTCATCTGTATTGTTCTGAATTATGTGAGATGTAGGTTGGTCAATTACATTTTTTTTAAATAATGTTCTTGCATTCTCTATATAGTTATCAGGATGTGTAGTCATATCCTTCCACATATCCATATGCTCCTTAGCTTTTAATTTACTATCATTTGCTGATGTGTAAATGTCGGTATACAAAGAACTTATCTTTGCATCTCCTTTCATAGCCAAGTCTATATTATCATAATAATTAGGAGTATTAGCTTTTACCATTGAAAGCTTCTTCCATTCATTAAATTTATCTGCATAAAGTTTAGAGTCAGCTTCCTTAACACCTTTCATAGCCTGATCTAACTTATTATACTCTTGGGAGTATTCTCTAGCAGCCATTTGTTTATAAGCCTTTTCTTCAGCAGCTAATTTATCTATAGTTCTTTGAAACCCTTTATAAATGCCACTAAAGTCCTGTGGACCATACGCAGCTTTAATTAAATTTTCTGATATTCCTAAAGGCATATTAATATTTTATTTTAACCCATCATTGCAAGAAACTTAGACATATCTCCACTTCCACCAGTAGCTATATTTCCTAAACCTGAAGCCATTCCTCCAATTCCTTGTGCAACCATTGCTCTCTTAGAAGCCAATTCTTGTAAAGCAATACTAGCCTTAAGTTGTTGTTTTTCTTGTTGAGACTTAAATGATTTTTCTTTTTCTCTTCCTTGCAATCCTGCGGCTTGAACTAAGCTTGCTTGATTTTGTCTATTAGCAGCAGCCTCTTCTTTAGCTAAACCAAGTGTACCTTGCGTCTCTCTTGCTTGGACAGCTCCTATACTTGCTAATGAAGCTTTGCCTGTTTGAGCTGCACTTTTTGCAGAAGCAGTTGCTCTTTGAATACCTTGAAGACCAATTTGTTTAGCTGCCCCACTTAACCCTGTTGTAGAACGCATTTTAGCCCCCTCATATACACCTGATATTTCTTGAGATGGTGCATATGTGCCAAGTGCCTCAACAGCATCTTTTGCAGCATTTTTTACCTTTCTACCATTAATTAAACCCATAGTCAACTGAGCAGCTCCTGTTAAAAATTGTCCTGCTCCAGCCTTTTGACTTCCTGTCATATTACGAAGAAACCCTTTACCTTGAGCACCACCTGCATCAGCAGCTGATTGTTGCAAACCTGCATTGTTTCCGTATTGGTCTGTATAATATTGTGATTCAACATCTGGTAATCCGTATGTAGGCATAATCTATAAGTTTCTGTTTGACAATATGTATCCCAAATATAGTCCCGACAAATATACTAAATTAGTCGCACTATTTGAAAATTTAATCTGAGCCCATGTTCCTTTAAGATAATCTCCATTGATAACCCCACCTAAACTATTATTATCTCTTTGTAATGCTGCATGGTACATACCCTCGTGTATTTCATAATCCGATTGAACTAGATTACTTGATTGACCTAAAGAGGTATTTACATCTCCCATAGTTGCTGCTGTCCAATAATCAGAAGCATCAAGCGTTACATAGTTATATGTTTTCTTCATTACATTTTGCTTATTAAACACAAGTGTTATTGAAGAACTATATTGAGTTCCGTAGAAATTGTTTGAGGTACTTGAGTCATGTATATAAAGTTTGCCAGCCTTAAATGTAACCAATACGTTTTCGTATGCAATCATCCATTCTGGTTGGAAACTATAGAAACTAGTATAAGCCTTAGCATTCTCATCATAAGATAAAGTATACCCTGTCAATCCAGTACCTGGTTGTAATGCTGATATGTACTCTCCATTCTTACCATTACAGAAGAAAAAACATCCTAATATTGTAGCATAACCTCCAGTTGCATAGTTGTAATTGCTTAAATAATTAGGCAAATTAGCCCCTGCAAAGGTCATCATATTATATAATTCACTAATAGCCTTAACACCATCTTGACCTACCCTAATGTATTGTCCTTTAATTGGGTCAGCAAAATAATCATTATGGTTAGATGTAGCTAAGCTAGCTGGCTGATTACCAATACCAAACTCCCCATCATAGTATCTTATTGGATTGATTATCTTAGAAGAAGCAACAAGGTTTGCAGTTGAATCCTGGTTTAAGGTTTCTACTGAATACACAGGAACTACACCAACCTTTCTATATTGATATACCCTTAAATCTCTATTGTGAAGTTTAAATCTTACAATATCTCCATACTTCTTATCGTAATTATCGTAATCTAAATAATAAAATCTATTAGTTCCATTTATAGATGTACCTTCTTGATAAGCTTGAGAATATCTAACTAAGGTAGAATAGTAAGCATTTTTAGCATTTACATCTACAACCAATGGTCTTGAGTTAGAATTGGTTTTAAGATTATAAACATCACTAAATGAATAGTCATCTATCTGAATATTGATTGTATTTAATGGAGTTATCTCCATATTGAATGGAGTAACATGCAAGGCATTTGTATTGTTATCATTTGTAAATATTAAAGATGCCCTAAACCCTGCCGGAACCTTAACAACAGCATCCACATTAATAGGAACATTTACATAAGGGTTACTATTTGATTGTGGCTGAGGTATGATAACTGAACTTAATATTTTAGTAACTGGATATGATGCAGTTGGGAATCCCGTTGAAGCACTATATACCTTTACAAATATTGATAAAAATCCTGTTCTGCCTGTATTAATATCATTACTAAATGCACTAAATGAAAACTTAAATCTTACATTATAATCAACGCTAGATGAGTTGTAATAATTGTATGTAGAGTCAGCTGTACTAGGATATTGATTATATGCTAGGTTAGATACAGTTTGAGTTATACTATGACCTATTGTGTAATTTGTAGTAACAACATCTTGGCTTGAATCTCCTATTTTACAAGTAGCATATTGAGTTGCATATTGTTCTATACCTTGAGCTGTAATTATTTTAGTAGGACTAATTAATACATTTCTATTTCTATAAAATATATCGCCATCAGTAAAGTATACTATAGCTGATTGTGAGGATGTTTGATTCTGATAATTACCTGCATGATAATTGTTTACAATTGGATATTTCTGTCCTATCTCAAAATATGTTTGTTCGTTTGGAGATGAACTAGCTGCATTGTTATAAATAAATATCTCATAGTTTTGAAAGTCAGGAGTATCATCAAATTTAAAGGTAGCACTTATATCATTTGTAGGATATGCTATTTTTAAATAAGAACCTTCCTTAACAATACCAGTCATTACCGGGTTTGTTTCTAAACTTATAATAGGATAGTCATAATTAGCTGCTGACAAATCAGTTGTAACAGCACCTGATGAATTAAATCTTTGAGTAAATCTAACCCTATCTCCTTGAGCAAAAGTATAACCAACTACACCTTCAGTAGCCTTGATAGATAGATTATAGTCATATATATTATCTATTCTAATATATGCATACTTTTGATTTACAACAACATCTTTGTCTGAGAACGCCCCGCTAGATACCCAGTATAAAGCTTTGTCTCCGTATGTTAAATTATCTGTTCTTACTATTTGGTAATAATTCGCCCAACTTGGAGGGTTATTATTTATAACTAATTGTCTCCACGTTATAGCTTGGTTATATGGATTGTTATAAGAACCCACTGCATTTGTTCCAAGCTTTAATGTTGATATGGTATTTACGCCATTTGTTTTACCATTAGCATCATAATAAACAATACCATATTGATAAGCAGAGTTTGTATACAAAGAATATATAACATCCCAACTTAAATTAGTTAATGAAGGAAAATTATATTCAGATGTAGCTGAACCTAATAACGCACCTGTTTTTGTTATGGTTAAAAAGTTGCCGCTAACTGAGGTAGTAAAACCTTTAGCTGATGCTGCACTAGCTAAACCTGTAAGTAAGGTAGATATATTGTTATTAGTAGCGGTATAAGTAAAAGATAAATTTGTAGCTGATGCATCTGTAACATTAATATTAAATATTACCCCTCCTGCTCCTGTGTCGTAAATAGATGCAAGAGTACCTGCTGTGTTACCAACTGTACCATCAACAAATAATTTAATTGTATTAGTGCCTATTTGTTCAGCACCAAACAATAATCCGTTTCTATTTGTATATAAATGTAATGAATCTGATTGTTGAGATATAGAGGCGTTTAAAGGAGTATTAGCATATCCTTCATTGATACCCCCATATATTAATGTTGCTCCATTAAGCAACTCTTGAGCCTTAGCTGTTTGAGGAACATAATCAAATAAAAGAGTTTGCTCCGTCTTATCAATAAATGTATAGATACTATCCTTGTAAAAGTTATAGCTATATACATCATTACTATTAATAGATAAATCAGCCTTAACAAATGAATTAATTAAACTATAATCACTTGTTGCGCCATCTCTTGTTTCTCTAAATGCTACCTCAATCTTTTTAACATTAACATCTCCAGTAGGAAAATATAAGGCTATATAATTGTTTAAATATTTAGCATTAGTTATAGTGCCATCATTATTAGGCATAAAAGGCAAAGGAACCTCACTACCTGTACTCCAAACACTTTTTTCATTATCATCATATACATAACGATAAATAAACTGAAATAAGCCGTTGTTTAGGTTGTTGGCATTCTTGGTAATATCAGCACCATAAGCTGCCTTAATTGGGCTGCTAGGCGGCATTTTAGCCACATCTAAATAGCTTCTTTGAATAGAAGTGTATGTGCCAGCTAAATATCTTTGTACGTTTAATTTTGTAGGTCTTCCTTTTGTATCAATAAAATATAATATATCTCCATCATTAGGGTCTCCATATATAATATTAACAGAGGTAATTGGACTTGGGTCAAATCCTAATACATCTCCTATAGTGTTTGTATTAGATTGTATTAACGTTTGAAACGTGCCAGCCAAAGTATTATAAATGTAAATACCATGATTGTTATTGGAGTTATAATTGAAGTAAAATATTCTATTATTAACTGAATCGTAAAAAGCTCCTATGGTTTTATTTGTACCACTTGGTAATGATGAGTTATTTACAAGACGATTACCCTCAAGATTTTCAGCTCTTAAGTTATTGTCTTTACCTCTAAATATTAAATTCAAGGCATCCTTATGATGATTACCCGGAATTGTATCATTAGGGTCATCATAGTTCATTACCCCTTTTAACCTTTTCTCTTCAATCATAATTATCCTTTAATGCCCAATGTCTGAGCTTCTCTGTAATATTGTTCAGATACCTGTAATCTAAATGGTTTTATTCTCTTACGAGCCATTCTTTTTTGATTGTAATATTCTCTTTCTCTTGATTGCTTTTCTATAATACTTGCTCTATTCATACTGTGCAAAGATTGAGTATCTTTCCATCTTAACCAAGCAATCATAGCCTCTTGAGTTAACATATCAATACCATAATCATCATCCATAATAGGACTAGATATATACTCTAATACAACTTGGTTATAAGCAAACTGAGGGTCTAATACAATCACATTATTAGCTGCATCTACCCTGCACTCTCCTGCTTGAACCATACCAGAGCCTGCGCCAAAATAATGCTCATAACCTTGTTCATCCCAATACCCATACCAATAAGGATATTGAAGATAGTTTATATCAGCTCCTAATGGAGAGGTAATATCATTAAGTCTTGAAGGCACTGTATCTCTATAGGTAGTTAATTGCTCATTAACTCTTAGGGTAGCTAACTCCCCAACAGAATTAAATATACCAACTCTTACCCATTGTAAATAATCATCTGGTAAACTAACTGTTTTGTTTGCGTTTACCTCAAGTAAATCCATTTTAGGGCTCCAAGAAACATCCATACCAATTTCTTGCAATCCTCTAAATGCAAGCACCCAAAGTCTTCTAAACTCCTTAGAAGTTAATTTAGCCTCATCAATGTAATAATTTACTACATCTCTAAGCTTGATATATTTTTGTATTTGATTATCCATAATTATTATTCTTCAACGGTATCAGTAATATGGTCAGCCTTAATATTCTTTCTTGACATTATTTTTTGCATCATCAAATCAAACACCATACCAATAGCATCTGGTGGAACATTGATTGCTGCATCTAAATTAGATGTTACATGGGTTGCCATTCTTACACTTACTTGAGAACCCGTAGGCAAATTTGTCTTAACGCATAAATATAAAGTAGAACCCTCTATCCAATAAAAAGCAGCACCTGGAGGTGTAGCCATATTTCTAAAGTAATCTACCTCATTAGCAGATACATATAATATTGGTTTACTCTGACCCTTAGTACCAGAAAAAAAACAGGAATTAACTCCACTATTTTCAGGAAGCCCAAATGGTACATGAGGTAAGCTAGCATAATAATATCCCGTATCGGCATCTTTTGTAAATGATGTTAGTTTATAAGTTGTAATGTATCCTTCTGGAATCATTCTAATTCCAGTAATAGCATAGGCATCGTTAGCTTGTTTAGTAGCAACCTGCGCCACAGCATCATTAAGATGCAATAACATTTCGTTATCCGTAAGTACAGAAGCGTCATCAGGGTAATCATTGTAATAGGCCCTTCTAACCCTATCAATCATATTATTGCTTGTTACTATCATTTTTATTCTCCTTTAGCTATTACTGATTCTCCAAATTGAGTTAATGTTGGTTCCTTTAAACTTACACCTATAATCTTAGCTGCACGAGCTACAATCTCATCTATGTCATTATTATACCATAATGGGTCAACACTTCCTGTAGGATTGTATACTGCTCTACCACTTCCATCAGTAGTATAATTCCATACAACATCAGTAGGTATTGTTAAATATTTTAAGGTAACAGTTGACAAAGTTGTTGGGTATACTCTCCAATTTGTAGATTGCTCTACATAAAAAGCATTAGCCTCATCTATTGGGTCAATAGAGTCTTGTATACGTTCAGCAAATCTATTCTCCTCAATTCTATAAACTCTGTAATTATTAGGTGTATACATTGCCAATAACTTATTAAATCCATTAGGCTTAGTAACCAATCCGTTTGTAATACTAGCTGATGTTGAAGACTCAAATGGCATTAATCTAGATACCACATTATCAGTCATTGAAAGACCTATTCTAGGAACTGGTCTACCATATTGGTATTGTTCTATACGACCTACTAAAAGGTCATAATAATTCCTCTGAGCTGTGTTAAAAGCAAATTGAAAATCTGTAGGGCTTAAACTTCCTAGCTGATTCTTTCTAACAATAAACTTAAGTATGGAATAGCATTGGTCTACAGTCATTATACTATTTTGTACAAATATAATAAAAAAACCCCGTAGTGGAAACTACAGGGTGTTTAACCTAAAAAACTATTATGAAAACATGAGAACTATAATTGCATCTTTAAGGTGCTTACAAAACCTGATCCTTCATCTGTAGAAGCAAATTCAGTTAAGGCATCTAAGGCTGTTGCGTTAGCAGGAAGCTCGGTAATTAACTGCTTAGTTGTTACCCAATGAGCTTGATTTTTAACTAATCCTGTTGTAAGAATACTCTTCTCAAGACCCTTCTCAATTAAGTATCTTAATTTAAGTTTAGGGTTGTTAGCCATCAATAAGAACTTCTCAGGATTTTCTAAAGCCTTAGCCTTGTAATCTTCTCTGATTGCGTCCATATCTCTATCTTCTCCTGTTGATGCATGTCTGAAAGGGATGCCTAAGAATTTTGCGTGTGGTATCATATCATCCTCAGAAGCTGAACGAGCTAGGTCATATGCTCTATCTTTCTTTTTACCTAACTCTACAATGTTATCATCTGTGTTTCCAAAGTCTAATAACTTGTAGATGTTCTTTGTCATCTTAAACTTATTAGTATTTTGCTCGCATTGGTTAGTCAATAAAAGGTACTGATACTTAGTTTTGTTCCAAGAATCAACCTTTAAATATCCTTGCTCAAATGTAAGTAAGTTTGTTTGCTTGTTTAAAACACTATCAGCTAATGGTGCTTTCTCTTCTTGCTCATCAACAAATATTGTTTTTGCTCCATCTATATATCTAATCTCTCTTGGTTGGAAATCAGGCTCTTCCTCAGTACCATAGTTCCATAAAATAGTATCCTGATTAGGAATAGTAAATACAGCAGGGAATGGAGATGCTGCTGCATGTGCCTTAGGATGTTCTTCAACCAATCTGAAGATGTAAAGGTCTGGTTCTTTTTTCGCCTTCTTTACCACAGTCTTTTTGGTAGTCGGCGTACCTATAGTTGGTACACTTGCCAACTCAGTTGCTTTTGCCATAATTTAATTTTTAACAAAGTTATATAATATAACATACATAACAACAAAAATGCCAAAGTTTTTTTTTAAATCATAATGTCCCTTTTGCGACACTTTGTGCGACACTATTGTGCATTTTATGACACATTATGCATATCTAGTTGTGCATTTTATAACACATTATTATAATTTAAGTACAACAACATATTATAATTGTAATACAATTTGCATGAAATTTTCTAAAAATTCATGCAGATTTTGTTCATTAAAACTTCATGTTCACAAACAGTAAACGTTCACGTAAACGTGAACAAAAAAGCCCCCCATTTCTGGAGGGCTCTGTTATTCAATCGTTTAAGATTAAACTCCTTGGAAGATTGCGTACTGATTAGCAGCGAAAGTTCTTACTCCCGGGAATGACAACATGCTAATGGTCTTTTGAGCATCTGTAGTTTTGTTGCTAGGAGCTAACATACCTGTTTCAGTAGTCAAGACTCTTTGTCCATTAACCTCTTGGAATACGATTTGGAATGAAGGGAATTGCTTACCTGTCTTCGCATCGCTATTAATCTTTTGAGGAATTAACACACCATAGTTTCTCTTTTCTGGTACAGCTGAACCTGGGTTGAAATTGTACACAGCTTCTGGAGAGAACATGTTGTTCAAGTAGAAGTGGAAAGTGAAACCATCAATTGAGAAAGAGTTGAAACCATAAGAAACAGCAGCCTCTTCGTTTCCACCAACTGAAGCGTAACGGATAGCACCATTGTTATAAGTACCAAATAATAAGTCGTTAACCGCTTGTCTTTGGTAGATATCTTGTAAGAAATGGTATTCACCTGGAGAACCGTAGAAGTTCAATGTACGAGTCAATGTATGGATGTTTGCTAAAGTAGGACCGCTTGAAGCAGTGTACTGAATAGTAGAACCACCAGCAGCAACACGAGGAATAACTCCCAATGTACCTACAGAACCACCATAAGAACCTAAGTTATCAATTGTAACACCCTCCATGATTTTGAAGAAAGCGTTGTTCATGTAACGGCGGTTCATATCGTCCATTGCAAGGTAGTAGTAGTAGTGTTGTCCATTACCAAAATCAACCTCGTTCTTTTCAATATCAGCACGGTCAGTAATTGTAAAGTCATCTCTGTGCTCAGTAGTTGTGTTGGTAATCTTATCCAAGATTGGAGCGATACCATTCAACTTGCTTGATTGCTCTCCAATGTTTACAGCACCTCTTAATAATAAGAAATCAGTAGTTAATAAGTTAGCAGAACCTGCAGATACAAAAGCATCAGTAGAACGTACTGGTTGGATTGTAGCAGTAGCTGGGTAAGATGAGTTACTTACAGCAGTTACTTGACCTTCAATACCAGAAGTCATAATACGAACAACCTCACCTACTCTCAAAGGAATAGTAGAGTTGTAGTAGTAAGGGTCATTTGCGTAAGTAGAACCAGCAGAGCTACCAATAGTTACTGTTACAGCAGCACCAGCAGATGGTCCAGTTACTTGAGCTTTAACACCCACTACAGAGTGTAAGCTTCTTTTTTCATAATGGTAAAACTGACGATTGTCTGTTTTAGCTTCCATTACTGAGTTTCCTAATGCCATTTGTACTAAGGCATAGTTTTCGTTACCATAAATTCTTACCAAATTCTTTTCAAAAGAACGGTCAAAAATGTTAAGGTTGTTAAGCAAGGTACGATTCACCGCTGATGTTGCGATACCACCCTGCGCGTAAGTAGGCAAAGTATTAGCCATATTTGTTTAGTTTTAAATTTTTAATACATGTTTTGTTGTCTGTGCCCGTTGAAAAGTTTATCTAATAAGGTAGACTCCTCAGCTGCAGCACTAGGTCTATAAGTTCCTTGTTGCTCAACGTCTGTGGTAATGTTCTTTCTTTGTTTCAACATTTCAATTCTTGTTTGATTAGCCGTTTGACTAATTACAGATTGAATTATCTTCTCAAAGTTATCAGCAATATACAAGTCTTTTAAAAGCTTTTCAGATTGGTACTTACCATCTTGGTAGTATCTTTCTGCATAATAATCCTGTAAGCTTTCAGCCGCTTTACGATAGTCTGAAATTTCCTGCGCAGGGATTTCAAACTTACCATTGATTGTAAGACTTGCTTTGTCGTCCTTCCAATTAAATGGAAGAGCGCCTACACGAGACTCAACACCATCTAAACTCTCCAGAAATTTCTGCCTTTCTTCTTGGGCTTCAATATCTACTTGAGGTTCAAACTCTTGTTCAGTCCTAGTGTATTGCGGAAATTTAATTTCCTCAGACATCTTGTCAAAAAACTCTCTTGCCTCAGATACATCATTTTTGATTTTCTGTGACAATTTTTTTTGTTCTCTTTTGAGTTTGGAATCGTCAAACGCAAACTCATCTATAGAATATTTTTCTTCGTACTCAGCCTGTACATCATCGTTGTCAAACTCTGGGTTTTGAAACTTGATATAAGACTTTAATACGTCTTCATCTGGTTTATCTTTAATCTCATCAGCTACCTTTTTATTATAAAGGATATCTGCTACCTCATTAATTCTACCCTCAGCTATAAGATTATATAATGCCTCAGAGGTTTCATTTTCAAATTTAACTTGTTGAGTTGCTTGAGCTGCTAAGGCTTCTTGCAATTCTTCCCAAGATGAAAACTGACCATCTGTTCTTTGTTTTATAAAATCATCCTCATCTAGAACTTCCTCAGCATTAGGGTCTGGTTGCTCTTCCTCAAACTCTTGTGAAGAAGTTGGTTGAGCTTCCTCAATCTCCTGTAACTGTTCAGCTGATAAACTTCTAGCAAACTCTTGAAGAGGGTCTAACTCTTCTGTAGTTTCTACTGGAGTAATTGTTTGTTCAGCAGGAACAGCCTCGGCAGTTGGTACTGCTGCTTGTTCTTGACTTGGTTGTTCTGTTAAAGAGCTGCTTGCTTGTTGTTCAGCAGCATATTGCTGCATGAAATCTGTGTTTTCCATATTTATTTTTGTTTAAAGGGATTTACTTGTCCTAAACGTATCACAAATATAATGATTTTTATATTACAAAATATTACATAAAAAAAGGGCACGGTAGAAACCGCACCCCTTTCAGCCATGAAAACACACACAAAGAAAGCTATTTTATTCTGAACCTTGTTCAGGTTGTTGTTCTTGTTGTTGCTGAGCTTGTTGTTGAGCCATTTGTTCTTGTTGTTTTTGTTGCATCTTTTCTTGTACAGCCTCTCCTAAAATAGAATCAACCATTTGTTTAATATCATCAGGCAATGGTTGTCCCGTTTTTAAAGATTCCATATACATAGTAGTTGCAAACTTAATCAACTCTATATCCTTATCAGATTCTCCTTTGCTCTTATTGATGCCCATTTTGCCTTGAGATTCTAATTGAATCAATTGAGCATCTTGTTGCATCTTCATTTGAGCTGATTGTTGTTGTATCTGAGCATTCATCTGACTATTTTTTTGAGCAGCCTCCTCAGCATCTTTCTTAGCCCTCTTCATACTTTTAGCTAAATACAACTCAGCTAATTTAACATCCTCAATATTCTTAATCTTAAATACCTGCTCATAGGTAATAGCTCCTGATTGTAAAGCCTGCATCATAAGGTTATTTAATTCAGCCTTTTGTTTATCATCAGGCATCATATCAACCTTAATATCAAAGGTCATATCTAAAAGGCTTAAATCATAACCTTCCATTTCCTTATACTTAGTAGCCTTGAATACAACGCTATCCCATAACATCATAGCAACCTTCTCAGATGTTTCTTCAACCAAGGTAGAGAACCCATCATAAATATATTCTGTTGCTGAGTTAGATGCTTGGATTTGGCTTTGCATTACACCAAGACCAGTCTTAACAGGAACGCTAGAACCATCTCTATATTCAGATATACCCATCTCCTCTCTTAATCTATCTAACTCAAAGTTGTATTGCCCAATCAGCATATTTAACTGAGCAACATTACCATTATTTGGAAGCTGCTGGATAGGAAAAGCCTTTGGACTACCATCGTCATTTTTAGAACTCCAAAATACACGTCCTGTTTGGTCATAAATTTTCATTAATTTAAGTGGCTCAATACTATTACCTGTTCCTAAATCCACATCAGAGAATCCCTCAATGTCTACCGCAAATCCATCTGGTTTCATTAAGGCAATTAATTGTTGCATTTTTAATCTAATAACCAACATCTGTCTAATAGGCCCCATAGCCTTCTCAATCATAGATGGTATTAAGGAACCATTTGCATTAGGACATATAACAGAATAACTGAACATAGCATCTACTCCGTTGTTGTAAGGTCTAATAGTATTTGTAGTAAGATTCCATTCCAACATTGTATCGGTATCACATACCCATACTCCATGATAGATGTTCATTATCTTTGATTCAATAACCTCTCCCGCTAATTCTTGTCCTGCCGGAGCTACTGGCTTTCCTTGCTTAGGAATAGCAAGTACATTGCCATATTTGTTTTCTGTCTTAACAGTATATTCTACATCAGTAGTTTTTACTTCAAAGTCAAAAACCAATAACGAATAGTCGTCATAGGGCCTAATTTCTGTATACTTGTATGAGTCTCTCCAGTAAAGATTCTCAGACCTTTTAAGTTCACGAGAAGCTTTCTGAGCCAATTTAAAAATTGTTTCCTCATCTAAATTGTATTTTTTTCTGATTACTGAAATCTTCATTGGCTTAACCTCTCCAATGTATCCTAGGTCTCTACCATTGTCTGTTTCAAATACATTGTAAATTAAGTTCTCTGGCTTAACTCTTTTGATTCTAATGTTACCATTAGCATCCTTATATACCTTAGTAGATGCAAAGTTTACATCTACCAAATCTCTTATTAAGGTTCTTTTTAAAACACTATAATCATTATCATCAAGTATTTTCTTGATTCTTGTTTCAAATAATATCTCCTCAGGAAGTCTATATTCTAAATCAAAGTATAATGCCAAATCATCCTCGTCTTCTGGCATAAACTTTTGAGATTCAATTTGTTGTCCTATCTGTTCTTCTAAGGCTTGGATTTGTTCTTTGTTTTTCATTCTGAACATAGCCTCTTGCTTCTCCATTTCTTTAATAGAAAAGCTCATGTCATCAGTAGCCTTTACAATAGGCTTCTCTCTTCTTGACATAAAAGAACCTAAAAGAATTTCAACAAACTTAGGAGCAATCTTAATGGTGCTCCAATCCAAATTAATATATGTTTGATTACCCTCTACTCTAAGCAAGTCCATGAATTCCTTCATGTTGTTTGTACCCATGGAAAACTCACGATTGGCTTTCCATATTCTATATCTACGCCCATAGAACCCATCTGAATTTCTATCAGCTGAATTAAATATACCTTGTGCCACTTTTAAGCCATACTCTTTGCTCCTTTTTTTGGAGGGCTTATCCATGTGCATCTGTAATAGACTGTCAATACTTGAAAACATATTCTTGTGTTTCCTACAAATGTACTAAATTATTTTGAACCCCAATTGAATACAAGTTTGGTATACCATTCATCCTTAATACCTTTTACTTCCATCCAATTTAAAAGTATTTCAATCCTTTTACCTTTGTCTTTTGGCATAAGCTTAATCCCTGAATCCCAAAATGGTCTCATCATTTTATGGTAGGTAGCTCTTCTTCTTTCTATCTCCTCTGGGCTAAACTTAGTTCCATTCTCTTTCTTGGGGGCTTTTTCTTTTTTAAGCTGACTATCGTCTTGCTTAATCTTGGTCATATGCAAAAACCTGATCTTCATATTCTTCTCGTAATATTCTACGACCTCCCTACCTTTGTCAAGGATATAATAAAAGTTTCTATTATCCTTTGTAGCAAGACCTATTCTTTCTAGGAACTTAAAATCAGAATACAAATATGAATGAGGTATCCCAAGTTCCTTAAAGTCTTTTTTCATTTTAATAAGACTTGTAAACTCTCTTTCATACATATAGAATAAACACATTAACCTTTTGGTATTCACTCCATTAGGTAATGGTTTAATTAATTCATTAGATATATATCCAATGTACAACATCCACTTTCTTCTCTTAAGCTGAAAGTGCATTTGTTTAATGTAATCGTTTCTTTTACGAACTTGTGCTTCTAATACCTTAACTCTTTGTTTCAGAGGGGTTACATAGGCTTTTTCAAATTCATCGGTATTAATAAAGGCTGATATATTAATCCCGTTACTTTGACCTTTTATTTTCATTGATTAGCTGTTCTATTAGTGGTATTCCTTTTTTCTCGGCTTCCTTGGCTTCTGCCTCATCCATTTTAAGATAGTTTACCCTTAACCAATTAACTGAATCAACCATGTCCTTTAAACTTGAAGTCAGCTTTTGGAAGCGCTCAAATGTTTTGTCGTCTCCATTAAGGTCAAGGGTAATACTGTTCAATGATACTGATAACTCATTAATCTTTCTATTAAGAGCAAAAAACAAGGCATACATTCCGTCTTGCTTGTATAATAATAATTCTTCCTTTAGTGTTTCTAATTCAGACATATGGTTGCTTGTATTGGCTCTTGTTGATTAATAATATGTATAGAGAATTTATTGTGAAGTATTCCTTCGTATATATTATCTATTTCTTCTTCTGTTAGCTGATTATTTACATCTTTAATAATATGATAATGAGAGGCATCTAATGGTTCTATATCCTTTGCAAGGTCTTCAACGCCATCAGAACTTTCTCCAAACATTATAATATCATAATACTTATCAAAGAATAATACTACCCCAGAATTATCTCCAGTTTCGTAATACAAATCTTTAATAGGTTTTATTTCTATTATATAGTTTGCTGCGTTTGTAAGATTAATTACTAGAGCATTTTTCATGCCCAAATTTAATCCTTTAATTGAATACTCCAATGATGTCTTCTTTAGTTATTCTAATAGCTCTATGCTCTTTATTCTTAAAATGATAAACCATCTCATAGTCAGAATGTTTGTAACATAGAATTCTATCTCCTGGCTTTACATCCTCAAAGTCAGAGGATACTGATACCACATCAAACTCGTAGTCTTCAGTATAATTAAAGTCAGGGGTAACTAAGGTTGTATTAATTTTTTTTGGAATTCTTTTGGCAATTACATTACCATTTACAGGAGTTAACTCTCCAGTCTCCTTATCAATCTTTGCGTAGATAGTTTTGTCCCAAAATACTGAAACAATATCACACATCTCAGCATTATCTTTTTCAATAATCAAGGCTTCGTTGTCTAGGCAGTTGTGGTGTAAGATTAATAAATCTCCTAACTCAATGTTGTTAACTTCTGGGCCTACTGCAAGTACCTCACATACCACAGGGTTAATCTCACGATTGTTTTCTCCGTACTTTCTACCAATGTAGAGTCTTAAAGTTTCTCCATTTTGTAAGGCGACTTCATGCACCTCTTTTTGCTCGCGGTAGCTTTTTACCACAAGCATCTTTCTTCTTGCTTTCATGTTGTGTGTTTTATTTTTTTGTTGACTTTCCGTCTTTACCATTTCTAGCTCTGTTGGCTGATTGGCTTTCTTTTGTCAGCTTCCCAGATTTTGTATGACTCATATCCTTACCATCTCCATTTCCGTATGTACCCGCATCTCTGTTAGCCTTGTTAAGTTTAACACGATACTTCTTGCGCTCTGGTGTAGCATGGTACTTTGTGTTGTACTCATTCTTCTTTTTACGAGCCTCAGGATGAGAACGGAAATATAAAGCTGATTTAGATAGTGCCATTATTTCTTTTTTGTTTTACCTACTGATGCCATTTTGATTTCAGTCTTCTCGTAATTTTTACGAAGCTTACGACCCATTTCTCCGTAACCAGGTTTAACAATATCACTTGACTTTACTGGTACGTTGATTGTTTTTTTAGCAGGCTCCTGCTTTTTCATTTTAACTTTTGCCATATTATGATTTTTTATGTTTGTTTGCGAATGACCTTGCAGCTGCTGGTGAACTAAATCCCCATGCCTTTAATGCCAAGGCTTTTCTTGTTGGTTCTCCATTTGGTTTTTTCATTGGGCCTGCCATAGCCGCAAAGCGAGCAGCAAAAGAAACCCTACGAGGATTAGTACCTGACTTAACTGGCGCCTTTAAATGACCGCCATGAGCCTTATTATAAGATGCTCTACCTTTGGCGTTTAAACCTCCTTCTTTATTTTTACCCTCTGACCTTTGCCAAGCTTCTGACATATTATTTACCTTTTATTTTCTTTTCTTGTTTTAACATTTCCTTGGTAGGTTTCTTACCACTACCTGCAGCAGCACGGATATTATCCCAAAGACCTCTCTTTGAATAATGACCATCAGCTCTTTTAATTATTTTTACTTTTGCCACTTTGATTGGTTGTTAAGTTTATCGTTGTATTTCTTTTCAAGAGAAGCCATAGCCTCAGCTGAACGCTTAGCTAATTTCTTTTCAACTGCTGGTTGAAACTGACCTTTCTTTTCCTCTCTTAGTTTTACTTTAATCTTTGCCATACACAAATATACTATTTATATTTATTAATTATGTCCTCTAACTCTTGACGCGTCCACTTCTTGATTCGCTGATTCATGTATATAAACTCTAGTTCATTTACAGCTCTATCTCCTATCTTTTTAACAAGTCCTACCCTATACATAACCTGATTGCCATGGAGGTAAAGATTACAGCCAGCACACTGTAGGTTTACATTCCATTCGTTAAACCTTAGGGCACTTGATTGCTTAACTGATATCCAATGACCTGCTTGGTTGGCTTTGTCTGACCCACAGCTAATACAATTCATACCATGGTCACGTGTTCTTATATACTTGTTAAACACTTGCTGGGCTTCCTTTGTAAGCTTAGGAATAGACTTTAATTTGTCTCGTTTTTTATCTAATAAACTAGACTTTTTCTTTGTTCCTTTTTTAATAGGCTTCCTCTTAATAGGTGTTTTTCTTTTAATCATTATTCCATTCTTTAGGTATATTAATATCCCATCCTTTTCCTTCCATAGGATTTCCGTAGATTACTATGTCATTGCTGAAGTAGTGTCTAACTGAACCTCCTTTAAGTCTAACAACCCATACACTATTGGTCGTAAGGTTATAGTCAATAAAGAGGATAGCTTCCCCTTCACCGTGTGGGGTGTGAACGGGTATATATGTTTTAAACTCGTGTATCAATCTTCTAGTTCATTTAGGTCTTCAGGTAATACTTGTTTTTCAAACTCTATTTGATTGGCACTCTTGTTATGGAGTACCTCATTATACTTAACATCGTGTAGATAGTCTAGCTTATGAGTAAGCATATACTTAACAACCCCTAGCTGAACAATAGACTCGTGCTTGTCGCAATAGCCAAAGTGTAGTTCATCTACCTTTAGGGACTTAGATACCTGTCTGTTACAAATGTAGCAAATCATATATTGGTGTTTTCAAAGTAATTAATAGACTCATACAATATACCCTTTATCATATCAAATCCCAACATTACAATTAGGTATGGTAGATAAAAGAAGTATACAATAATAACAAGTGTTAGTTTAAATGCTTTCATAATATAAGTTTTAATTCTAATAATAGCATTATCACTACAAGTATAAATAGTATCAATATTCCTCTTGTTGTTTTCATTTGATATTTGTTATTTTAAGGTCAGTACTTACACTTGTATACCACTCAGTACCATACTTAGGTTTCTCAATCATCACATCATTGTTCTCTATAATAAAACAGATGGTGTTTAGGAACTCCCTGTTTAACACTGGTAACTTACCATCTAAATCATAGTCTAATACCCCTAGGTATAGTTCAGCTATCTTTTCTCTATCTAATATCATATTTACTATTTTTAAAATTTGGTTTAGCAGTCATCATTCTTGTCATTAATCCATCACAATCAACATGCCACAATTCAACATCTTCTTTTTTAAACTTAGCCTGTTTACATACCTCATTACAGGCTTGATAAAAGTCATCAGCCCTTATAATTACATAATTCCTAGAACTCTTTACCTTTAAATAAAAATCAGTCTCTCTCATCTGTACATATTGTTGTCATCAAACCATCATAGTTATCATCAAACTCACTTGTCTTTTTATACCATTCAGCCCTGCTTCCTTTATATATCTTTGCAGGATTAATAAAGTACATATCACAGCCTACCATACGAACTATAAACTTATTTTTTAACAAATCCATTATACCCCTGTAAATTGTATTCTTACTATTACAGCTGAACGCTTCCATCAGCTCTGGTACATTCAACCTTACATAATCTGTTTTAATTTCCTTGAATATATAACCAAGTATTGCTATAGCCATAGAGTTTAATTTACGAAGGTCATCGTAGGCTGATGGGAATACCCTAATGTGTTGTTCTTGGTCAGCTAACTTTTGTTGCTGAATCTGTACCCCATTAACCTCCTTAAGATTAGTATATACATGGAAATGATTTGGTTTTACTCTAAATGGATTGTGCTCAAAACTTGGATAGTTATTTAAACTCATATATCAAATGTACTAATAATTTGAATACTATCCAAATATTTGATAACATATTTATTTAGTTAAAATGTCAAATTTTTAGGAATATCAGCTCAAATATGTCAAAAAATATGAACAAGCCTCTATACTGGTATTACGTTTCAGGGCAACCCTATATATGTATTTATATAGCGAGGACGACCAACGGGAGACGTAGCGGGATTTATATCCTAATGCATATAATTTAGCTGATTATGTACTTTTTATATGCAAATAGATATAGTCGTAGTAGGGGGACTCTATATCCCCCACAATCCCAGGGGTAGGGGTGGAATCCAGATCTGGAGAGCCGTGTACCCTCATATTAATTATTCTAAATATATAAATAAATAAATATATTTTGTAATTTATATAAAAGAAAAAGATAATATGAAACTGGTAATTGGTTATTTTTATGTTTCTCGCACTAAATAGTAAAAACAATATCCTAATATCATTAAACTAAAAACTATTTTGTAAAATATCCCTTTATACTTTTTTATATCCAATGCTTACATATTTATAATATCTTATATCGTTTGATATGTTCGTATATGTTTATATCCTTTGTATGTTATTTATATATCCTTTTATTTCTTTTATATTTATATATCTATTTATATATTTATTGCCATTTTATAATTGACATTCATATATTTTCAATATTTTTTTAAAATTATTTTTGTACTTATTTTATTGTTATTCAATTAATTAAATATTATTATAATAAATATTTAAAAAAAGTTATTAAAAAATTTGGATCTAATTGTGAATTACTACTATCTTTGCTATGCAATAGCGATTTAGCTATGCAAGTTCTTTAAATTTATTAATGCTTAAAAAAATTAACAATGAAGCAAACAAATGAATTGGTTTTAGCTACCAATAAAAAAGCTACCAAAAAAGATTCTACCATTAGTTATCTTAAAAGCTCAAAGAGTGGTAAAGTAACAATGGAAACAAGTGCTAACAATGTAGCAAACATTCAAGAGAATGTTAAAGGTGCATACATTGAGAAAGTAAAAAGAGAATTAAGTGCTTTACAAGGTGCAAAGATTGAAGCTAACAATGAGCATAAAAAGTATATTTTTAGCTTTAATTTTAACCTTGAATCATTTAAAACAAGAGGACAAAAGTACCTTAATGAATTCAACATTAAGCACTCTTTAAAGGTTACAATGGCGCAAGTACAAAAGTTAACAGCATCCGACCTTTGCAAGTTTATGAGTGCAAAGGATACCGAGAGACAAAAGAACAATGGGAATAAGTGGTCGTTTTGGATGGTTGAAACTTTGATAGTAAAGAACTTTGCACCTATCAAAGTAAAAAAAGTTAAGTAATTAACTTAGGGATGGCTCTAAGAGAGCTAAAAGGTTCATAACCTTGCATCCCTCTAAATTTAAACAATAGTAATGATATTATAATTTTTTATAATATGTTACAATCCTCAAAAGGGATTCATAATTGTTTAAATGTAGCACAAATTGAAGCCTATTTTTATAGGATTCAAACATACATTAGTAAATTGTAAGAGCTACAAATTTAGCAAAGCTCACAAAGTAATTGCTAACTAACTTACATTACTCAATAGCTTATAAAAGCTATAATTCAAAGCAATACCTTGCTATTTGCAAGGGATAAAATTGGATGCTCAAGACAATGAGCTAACGACTTTTGCCTATATTATAATTTTATAAGTCAAACCTCGCACTATTTAAATGATAGAGAAAGGCGAATCCCTACAATAGATTTTTTTATAGATTTTTGTAGGTTGAGGTAATCACTAAACAAATCCATATTAAGCCGATACGATTGGGCCGACCTATTGAACAAGCAAAAGAATGCAAACAATAGATAATACAATCCTATGTGTGAAAGCATCGCAAGATTGGAAACGACACATAGAACAAGACAAAAGGAAAATTCAAGTTAGTAAAATTATACCTAAGAAGGGGCGCACTGTTTTTGTGCGTCCTTTCTTTTTTTATATCGGTTAAGCCGTAATATTCAATTATAAATATAAGCTAAACGACAGCCGAGTCGTAAAAATGGCATACAATATCATGCAAAAGATAGCAAGATTTTCAATCCTATGCCTACTATATGTAGGCTTTTTTATTGTAGGTTATGCAATCATACCTTCAATCGTTTGGTTATTTGGTGGCAACTTTAGGGATGTTTCTATGCACCCATTCTATGCCACAATCTTTACAATTTGTTGGTCGGTATTTTTAGGCATTGTTTTTTATGAGTCGTTTGATGAAAACTTTTACTCTAAAAATAAATAACATGAAGCCATATACCTACCAAGAACTAGCTGAACTTATCAGCCAAATTCAAGACTCAAAGGATTTGGACGATGTTATACTATTAAAAGTATACCAAAAACTGTTAAAGAAGGAAGAAGAAAAAATATTAAATCAAATTTTAAATGATGTAGAAAATGCTTAAAATTATCTATGACTTATTAGTCGCAAACAACATTGTTGTAAGAGAATTTACTGAAGAAAACTATTGGGAAGAAACGGATGCCGAAATTGTTATAGACGATTTCTACCACATCCAGATCGGCAGAAGTTACCTATTACTATGGGAGCAAATACCCAATACCTTGTATAGAATAAAGTATGAGGTTACACTGGATAAGATAGACAACTCAAAGAAAGTAGCCCAATTTATTAAGAAAGTTAAATCAATTTATAAACCATCAGCAAGTGATATATACGATTACTCAGCTGAATAAATCAATGTTATGGCACTACCAAACTACTACCTATTATTAGATAGGTCGGACTATCGTTCCCACCATATTGAAAAGCTAGAACCAAGATTAGAAGCCTTTGCGAGATCCGAAGGCGAAAAGACTTTTTATAAGTCGGATGTCGTATCCATAGATGAGGCGAATGAGCTGATGAAAGAGATGTGTTGGATAGAGGATGGCAAATATAATGGGCGTAAGGTAACCCATATACATTGGTACAATGAACAACTTTATATCATTCAAACAAAATAAAACATGGAGCAAACAAGCTGTACAAGATGTGGGAAAAGTATGCCACTTCTTAGACTAACAAAATTCGGCTACTCGTATTGCGTGAAATGTAGCGATACAAAAAGAGTAGGCTGTGCGCCAATTACCAACCACAAAACTGGGAACACCATCCAAATCCTACCAATGGAACTAGCTGATAGGATTACGAGAGCATCTCAGCGACAAGGTTATGGCGTATGCAAAGGGATGAAGGCATCCTTTTAAACTTTAACATTTCATTAGGAATTGGTATCTTAATTTTACTTTTTAAACCTAGAAAACTATGGAGCAACTACTCCACCTAGTCGGATTATGCCCCGACTCTAACAGCCATTTTAACATCCTTTTAATCTCGGCAAATGAGATAGGAAATCTTTTATTAACCTTAAAACTTTATGTATGGAAGAGAATCTAGAACCTCTAGAGGATCAGGTAACCGATACGATTATCTGCTCTAGTTGTAGTAAGCCTACCGAAGACTGCGATGCAGTTGATACCGAAGATGGGTTGGTATGCGAAAAATGTTTTGAAGACAACTATGCTAATTGTTGTAATTGCCACAAGGCAATCAGCAACGATGACTCATGTAGTAATGAAGGCGACATCTATTGTGAGAGATGTTATGGTAACCTAGAATATTGTGAACGCTGTGAGGAACGAGGCGATGACCTCAGCCTTTATAGGGTAGACACAAGAGCTGGCGAAGAGATGTGGTGCGAATCTTGCACCGACAATCACGCCTACTATTGTGATAGATGTAACGAGTATATATCCGACTACTATGAACGTTGGATTGTTCGTACCATAGGCACAATTTGCGAAGGCTGTAGGGATAGCATAGGTACATTTGAATGTTGCGATTGCTGTAATGAATGGCCTATGGACTACTGCTCCAACTCCGATGAGGATGACTCCGACCAATGGTGTTGTAATAGATGCTCTGAAAATCGTGGTGGGGCTAAGATAAACAGTTACTCATATAAGCCTACGCCTATATTCTTTAAGGCTAAGGATGAGAAGCTAAAGGATGCTGATGCCTTATACTTCGGTATTGAGTTAGAGGTAGAGAGACACGAGAGTAGAATTGGACTCAAGCAAATGGCTGAGGAGATAGAGCATTCATCCTACTACTTTAAAAGCGATGGTAGTCTTAACAATGGCTTTGAGATTGTAACACATCCAATGACCATAGATTACATACAAGAGAATAAGGTAGATGTATTCAAGAGTATGCTTGACAAATTAATTGCCTCTAAGTATCGTTCATACGACTCAACCACTTGTGGTATGCACATTCATCTAACAAAGAAAGCCTTTGGTACTTGGCAACTATATAGGTTCATCAAGTTCTTTGTAGACAACAAAGACTTTGTTACCTCTATATCCCAACGCAAGACCGAACAGCTTGAGAGATGGGCAACCATTGAGGAAGAGAATGACAACTCAATCATCTACAAGGCTAAGAAGAAAGATGGTAACTCTAGAAGATATGTGGCAATCAATCTACAAAATCATAGCACGATTGAACTACGAATCTTTAGGGGTACATTGAACTACCAATCCTTTATGAAGAACATTGAGTTCACTCATGCCTTATTCAACTTCACTAGAGATGTTAAGGATACATCAATAGAACAATTCAAACAATATATTAATCAGTCATCGGAATATACGATGCTTAAAAAATTCATCAAACTAAAAAACTTATAATCATGTGTGTAATTGCAGTACAACCAAAGGGTAATATAATCAGTAAACAATATTTACAAAACTGTTGGGATAACAATGGTCATGGCGGGGGTATTATGTATGCCCACAATAAAAAGATAATCGTTAAGAAGGAAATGAAATCCTTTGAGAAGTTCTATGAGTATATAACCGAAGCTAGTCAGTATGACTCAGCTGTTGTTATTCACTTCCGTATCGCAACGAGTGGTGGTATCAATGAATATAATTGCCACCCATTCAAGGTACATAAGAACCTATACTTCTGTCACAATGGTATATTAGATATTGATGTGCCAAGTGGTAGCAAGGAAAACGATACCCAAATATTCAACAACAATCTCATGAAGCCATTGCCTTATAACTTCTATAAGAACAATGCTATTATGAATATGATTGAGTACACCATAGGATTTGGTAATAAGTTTGTATTCCTTGATGACAATGGCGACTACTTTATTCTTAATGAGAAAGCTGGCGAGTGGTCTAACAAGGGTGCATGGTTCTCTAACACCTCTTACAAGCGAGAGAGAGTAACCTACAACTACAAACCTTATGGTGGTTGGGCTGATGATTGGTATGATAAGGATAAAGTCAGTAATAGCAAGACAACATACAAATACAACAAAGATGAGTTTGAGGTTGAGGAAGTTACTGAGTCTGGCGAAGGGTTTGACTACGCCATTTGTGAATGCTGTAATGAGTGGAAGGAAGTAGACGATGTAGTTTACAATAGAGAGTGGGCTTGTGATATGTGTAGCGATTGTGAATACGAAATGTATTTAGATGATGTGAAACATATTGAGAGCATTGATAAGAAAGAGAATGTATATACTGAATTCAATTAGTTTTCATTGTTAATAAATATCCCCCCGATCTTTCTAGGTGTAGGGGGGCTTTTTTACTATCATCAAATTAAATTTTAAATATGGATAAATTAATAATAACCAGTTCATACTACAATGAACATACCCACGAACTACAACTATATGTCGGAGATGCTATTTATTGCACCATATCGTGCAATTCTGAGCCATCAGATGATGAGGTTGATGATATAATATCAGACATAGAGTGGGAAGAAAATATGCACCTTACACAACCACATTTAATAGAATTAATAAATAAAAAACATGAACAAAACAATTAATGTCGTTGAGTTGGCTAGTGAGTTGGCTCACGAAAGAATGAAGATGGAACTTGGTGCTGATGAGGATCAGGTATGGGTTAATGTAGATGACCCAAAGGCTGACATCCTAACCTATACGGATGAGGCACAAGATTCCTTTAATGAATGGTATGACTATTATTACACCCAAATTGAACGAGTATGAAAAGAAGAGACCTCGTAGAGGCATTGGAGATTCTACTAGCTGATGAGTATGACTCCTCGGAACTGGTTTATCTAACTGATGATGAGCTGATTGAGAGGATAATCAATGCAGCCTATTATTATATGGACAATTTTAATAATCCTAAAGATAACTAATATGAAGTATCGTATTATAAAACATTGTTGGCAAGGCGCATACATAACCGATGACATGAACTATTTTACCATAGAGGTAAAAAAGATTACTATCATCAGCGCAATAAAAAAACTGCTATTCATCAATAAAAATTGGCATGGATGGTATCCCATAAAAGATTCTAATAAACCTATACGCTTCCAATCCTATATGGATGCCTACCATTGCATTCTAAGGATTGTATCTGGCGATTCAATTGGAACTTGGGAAGAAACTATTGTATCATAATTAAATAAACAAAGATGAAAAATCAAATCTTACACGCCTTGGCGACCTTCGTAGCAAGTAACTACGACCAATTAAAGAAAGACTACAATGAACTAAGTAAAGAGAAAAAGGCATTAATGCCCATAACAATCTTTATGATTGGGACATTTGATACTCTATTAGCTAACCAACAAGAAGAAAATGATAAGAAAAATTCTGAGTCTAATGAATCAGCATCAGCATAAATGGGTGCTATTAGACGAGTACAAGTCAAAAGATGGCAAGTACCTAAGAGAAAAGCATTATTGTTCTGAATGCAACACCTACAAGTTTGTAAAGAGGTTTTGGAACAAAAAGCCTACAATTAAATTAATTCATCAAAATGAAATCAAATGACTAAATATCAATTAATGGATGAGGTGCAAAAAAGATTAATCATTACAGAAATTAATCATTCGTTATTATATGATAGCGAAGCCTACAAACAAATTATGTCAATCGTAAAGAAAAGCAATCCAGTTAAAACAATTAAACTATTCCCAAATGAAAATCAGACTAATTAAAGAAACAAATCATATCAAAGGAACAATATGGTATAACATTGAGAAATGGAATGGCACATATTATGATTGCATATACTCCACCATGGAAGGGCCAAATGCCTTGACAAAGTTTGAAAAGTTAAAAGAACTTGATACTGAGGTTAGTAAAGAAATTTTACAAGAATTTGAAAAAAAACCTACTAAATAATTTGTTTAATTCACATTTGTATATAACTTTACAAACCTAAAATAATTATCATGATAAAAGATGTACAAGACACAGTTGTAGCTGATGCTAGACAAAGTGTACGAAAACTATTAGAAGCCACCATTGTATCTCCAGATCATAAGGAAGAGATGATTGAGATGGCTATGGAAACAATTGAAGTTACAATACTTAATTCTTTTTGGAAGCATGGTATAGCCGGCACACCATTAAGAACTGAGAAAGGAGAAAATTTATAAACCAAAATAAACAACATGAAAGCATTATTAAAAGCTTTAGTGGGATTCCAAAGTGAATGCCCAGCAGTAAGGAAGTCAGCTGACAATCCTTATTTCAAATCAAAGTACGCAAGCCTAGATGCCATTCAGCATCACATTCAGCCTTACCTAACCAAGTATGGCTTGGTAATCGTACAAAAGAATATTACAAACGAACATGGTTTGTATGTAATGACCGATGTAATTGAAGCCTCAACCAATGAATCTATATCATCAGTATTCCCAATCATTGTTCAGAAGAATACCCCACAAGAATATGGCTCGGCTGTAAGCTATGCTAAGAGATATTCATTGAGTGGTTTATTGAACTTAATTATTGCTGATGAAGATGATGATGGCAATGCCTCATCTCAACCTACTAAGGTAGAGGTTCCTGTAGACAACAACCTACCATGGTTAGATGAGAAGTCTGAATCATTTGAGAAGGTTAAGAAGGCTATACAAGATGGCAAAGCAACCTTAGCTGATGCTAGAAAGAAGTTCAAAATCAGCAAGAAGGTAAGCGAACTATTAACTAAATAATATGCAAGTAATAAGTCTATTTAGTGGTATAGGTGGTTTTGAAATTGCAGCTCAATCAGTTGGATGGGATAATGTATTATCATGCGAAATTAATCCATTTGGTAGAAGAGTTCTTAAACACCATTTCCCTAACTCATATCATCATGATGATATACACACATTAAATTATGAAACACTTAAAAAATCAAGATGGAGCCCTTCAGCAGACACTATTGTTTGCGGAGGGTTCCCATGATGGTCATGTCAACCATATAGCTCAGCAGGAAAACGGAAAGGCAAGGACGATGAAAGACATCTCTTTCCACAAATGCTTAGAGTCATTAAAGAAATCCAACCACGATGGGTTGTTGGCGAAAATGTTCGTGGACTTGTTAGTTGGAATGAAGGGATGGTATTCCACGAGGTGTACTCTGACTTGGAAAGCCAAGGATATGAGGTACAATCGTTTCTTATTCCAGCTGCAAGCGTCAACGCTCCCCACCAACGATTCAGAGTTTGGTTTGTTGCCTACTCCAACGGCTTACGATTGGAACACAGCAAGAACGGAAGAGACATTCATAGCGGCTCAAGCAAGGCACAAAGCCAAGGGAGTCAATCTTCAGAATCCATTGAAACAAATGGCGAAACTAGGAATGTTACCAACTCCATGCACGAGGGATTACAAGGGGGACAGGACACTAACGGATGGCAAGAACATAACAAGATCGGGTCAAGAGATGGGGCTGAGTCTAGAACAATCAGCTCGGATTCTAAATGGAACACCGAATTTGACTTCAGCCAATTCCCAACTCAACCCCCTCTTTGTGGAATCTATGATGGGATTCCCCGCGAACTGGACTCTATTACCTTTTCTAATTGGAGAAAGCAATCAATAATGGCGTATGGTAATGCTATTGTACCCCAAGTAGCCATGCAAATATTTAAGACAATAAATGCCTTTGAAGATGAATTACGAGCAATTTAAAGAGAGGCTGATAAAGTCTCAAGAGGCAGTAGAATTATTCAAGGAATATTTTGAAAAGCATGGGTACGATGCCTATATGCCAGATCTTGTGATTGCACCACATACGGTTGGGGCATTCTCTAAGTATGCTGATAAGGGAGACTTGTTTATAACAAAAGATGGAGAGACCTTGATAATAGAAATTAAGCATAGTGGGATTACATTTAATCTTACTAATTGGCCTTACAAAACAATGATTGTTAACTCGTATACGGGATACAATTCAAAAGACCCAAAGCCTAATGTTCATATTATCCTAAGCAAAGACAAGAGCCATTTCGCATCCATAAGAGATGAGACCAATGATAAGTGGATATTAGAAAGAAAGTTTGATAAGTACAAACAAAAGGATTTATTATTCTATTCGGTTGATATTGAATATGTAAAATTTTTTAAATTATAAATTATTGCCCTCGCCACAATTATTATTAACAAACAAATAGGGGTGTTTGATGTTATCTCGGTGGGGGCATTTTTAAAACAAACAACATGAAAAAAGAAGTATGGTGCAAGTCTATTAATGATGAGCCAATCAGACATGAGTACGATGTGGTAGAATCTAAAAACGAATACCACCTAGAAGTAAATACCTTATTCAATTCAAATGTATCTGAATTTGGAGCAGGCAAAGAGATTGCTTCAATTACTGAGCATGGGGATGGGTATACTATTAATGTAAATAATCAAGAGCTTGCAATAGACTATTCGGATGCTGAGGTATTATTAGCTTTACTATCATCAGTTTACGATACA